ATAGTGAAAAGGGTTCAATCCAATACCCGTCCGGAAAATGAAGGCACCAGTGATTTAACCGAATGGGAGTTTGAACATATTATGCCCGAAAACGACACAATACATTAACAAAGAAGTTTGAAGATCAAGGGATTGCAGATTCTGTTTATGCATTTTTAGATAAAAAAGAACTAGAAGACCTTGAGACTGTGATGAATAAGAACCGAAAGGTTCTTTTGATTGATGACGATAAGCACACTCAGGAATGTTTTATTGAAGGTATGTCGGAGAATTTTGGAATCAATTATGTAGATATAGCATTTGATGTTTCAAAAGGCATAGAGCGTGTTGAAATGTGTGCTTATGATTATGTGTTCATAGATTTTACTTGTCCTAAAATGAATATTGAAAATTTTAAAAAAATAATATCATTAAAGAAGAAATGGACAAAAGTCTATATTTTTACTGCATATTCTAAAGATTATGTGATACGTAAGATGCCAGAAGTGTTAGAATATGTGGACGGAATTCTTGAAAAAAATGATATGGTGACAGAATTTGAAGGGGTTTTTTAGTGGCTAATAGGGTTCGTATTACCGGCGGAGATATCGATGGTGTTGATAATGAAGGTATTGACGCCAAAGTAGATGAGAATAATAGGCTCTGTGTTTCTTCTACTCCAGGAACTGTTAGCGGTGGCGTTACCTCTGAGAGCCTGAATCAGACTTATGAAGATGATTCTTTCATATCTTCAGATAGTCCTCAGAGTCATAATTTTAATAGTGATGCTGGTAGGAATTCTGTTGATGGTTGGATTATTTGTGATGGTGCTGGAGATATACAGGTGGATTATTCTCCAGATGGAATTACCTTCGGAGATAAGTGGACAATGAAAACTGGTGAAGTAGTTAACTTATCTCATCTTAATATTCATACAATACGAATTACGTATGTATCTCAAAACTCAGCATATAGGATATTTTTGGTCTAATGGCAAATCTAAATAAATCTCAAAATTCTATTAAAATTAAGACAGAAGATTCTCCTAGTATTGATGCTTTTGCAAGATTCAGAGTCTCTAACCCAGAGACTCTTTTTGATTCTAAGCAACTTTTTGATTCTCAACCCTTATTTTGGGATGATCAAGAGGTGAGTGGATCTGGAACGTCTTCAACGCATTCTGTTAATTTAGCTCGAACTCAGTTAGCTGTTTCTAATTTAACAGCTGGAAAACGAGTTCGTCAGACTTATATGCGTTTTAATTATCAGCCAGGAAAATCCCAATTGATTTTTATGACGGCTGTGATGTCTTCGGCGGGAGCTTCTGGTATTAGTGCGTGCATAGGTCTTTTTGATGACAATAATGGGATTTTTGTTACATCAGATGATAATGTTTTAAAAATGGTGATCCGAGACAAAACAACTGGTGTTGTTGTTGATACTGAAGTAACTCAGAGTAATTTTAATATTGATCCTCTTGATGGTACTGGAGCTAGTGGAATTACTCTAGATATTACCAAGACACAAATCTTTGTTGTTGATTTTGAGTGGCTTGGAGTTGGTCGTGTGCGTACTGGATTTGCGATTGATGGTTTGATTTATTATTGCCATGAGTTCCTTAATACAAATTCGTTGGCAACTGTTTATATGTCTACTCCTAACCTGCCTCTTCGTTATTCTCTTGAAAATGATGGTACTGGTCCAGCAACTACAATGGATCATATTTGTTCTACCGTCATATCTGAAGGAGGAACTCAAGAGTTAGGTGTTTTAAGGCACACAGACTCGGGGGCGATATCTAGTTTATCAGCAGGGGCTACTTATGCTTTGCAGCGCAATAGGTGGAATTGTCAATTTGATTAATGTTAGTTTATTGTCTTCTAGCACAAATGATAAAGCTCATTGGGAACTTAGATTTAATCCTACGGTAGCTGGTACATTCACGTATTCAGATCAAACTAATTCTGTTATTCAAGCGGCTACTGGATCTTCTTCTAACACTGTGGCTGGAGGGACAGATATAGATGGTGGTTACTTCTCAACAAATCAGGCTGCGATTACGTCAGTTCCAAATGCGCTCAGATTAGGTTCTGCAATTGATGGGACGCTAGATACAATTGTTTTATGTGTCACTCCTATAACGAACAATATTACGGTAGAAGCCTCTATCACATGGAGAGAACTTTCTTAAGGAGTCAATATGGCAAGAACAACTTATAAAGAAATACAGAGAAGGGTTCAGCAAAGAATCCAGAATGATGTCACTTCTACGAGTGATACGATCAATGATTTTATTCCAAAAATGAAAGTTTGGATTAATGAGCGATATGAAAGGATCATTGAAGCCAAACCATGGCACTCTCTTGTTCGGACAGATACGTTAACGATTGTAGCTAGTCAGAAAGAGTATGCTTTACCACGTGACTTTGGTCAGGTGGTTTCTTTTTTTGATAAAACCAATGGTCTTCCAATGAAAGAAATTTCGTTGCAAGAACATATCCGTAATCATGCTTCTGCTTTAGATCAGGTTGGCAATATTCAGACAGGTGACCCAACTCGTTATTATCGCATTGGGGAGTTTACATCAAAGGCAAAGATATCAAGTGCTGAGACGATAGCTCTTGTGTCCACGTCAAGCTCGGACGCTTCTCCTTTGGTTGTGCATATCAAAGGAAAAGTATCGGGTGCTGAGGTTCAGGAGGATGTAATTCTTACTGGAACAAGTACGGCTACATCATCCAATACTTATGACGCAGATCAGAGACTTGAGATTTCTATTGGAACAAATGATGGGACGACTCCTGAGTTGACTGGTGTCGTGACCGTTTCTGGTTCTACGAGTTCTACCGTTTATTCGGTTATTAGTGAATTTGATTTAGCACAACCCTATTGGTGGATTGAAGTCAGTCCGACTCCAAAAGCTACAGGCACGCAGCCTACTTGGGATCTTTGGTATAAGAAAAGATTTTATCCTCTTAAAGACGATAACGATATCCCAGAGATTGATTGTGTGAAAGAAATTATTCAAGGTGTTTATAGCGATGCTCTTCGTGAAGATGGACAACCTAATGAGGCCAATGTTGAAGATCAGAAGTTTATAGGAATGGTTGAAGAGCTTTGGGCGAGTCAGCAGAATCCAAATCAGGTGGAGCAGTTTATTCCACAAGACAGAGATGTTCAGTTATCAGATGATTTTGGAAGAACGGTTTTTCTAGACTAGGAGCTAGTATGCCAGTAAGAATAAATAATAAGCAACAAATCAGAGCTAGAGTTTTTGTTGGTGGTCAGAATTCAGCAGATGATCCAGCGGTTCTACAGCCAGGTTTCGCTCAAAAAATACAAAACGCTATTATCAATAAAGCAGGAGAAGTAGTACAGCGAGGTGGTACAACTCGTATTGGTGATAATCCAGATACGTTAATTAGTCGTTGGAGTTTTAATGCTACAAGCTCCATAGATGATAAAGCCTCTAACAATGGTTCAGATGTGAACGTTACTTATGTGGATGGAAAGTTTGGAAAAGCAGCTTCTTTTAATGGATCTGATTCAAGAATCATCGTAAGCGCGGCATCTAATATAGATGTTGTAAGTATGGGTCCGTGTCGGTTTAGCGCCTGGATTTATCCTCTTAGTGATGGAGAAGGAGATACAGGCCGTGTTTTTGATAAACAAGCCACAGGAGGTGCTCAGGCTTGGGTAAGCGATGAATCAGGAGGCACCGTGGTTTTGAATTTCAGTGTTGATTATGACTCAACTGATGCCCTTGTCAAAACCTCTACAACAATCAATTTAGAAGAGTGGACAAAAGTAGATTTTGTTCATAATTCAGATAAGAGTTTAGACATCTATATAAATGGAGCAATTGCTAGCTATGCTACTGACACAACTGGCGTGGGTTCTTTGGTGGATGATAGTGCTGTTGACCTTGGTATTGGTAATAATACGGGATTGACAACCACATTTGATGGTTATATTGATGAGTTCCGAGTTTATGACGGTTCGTTTACAGCCGCACAATTAGCCTTAGACAAGGTTAATGGCTTAACAAGGTATACAGTTGGGTCGACTATAGATCGTGTCTATAGGATCATTAATACTTCATTACAGCGACTTGATGATGATTTCAAAGATTGGACGGATATTGATACAGGATTTACGACTGATTTAGCAACTAATTTCGTGCAAGCAAAAGATTTGTTGTTTATTTTGAATGGTACAGACAATGTTCATTCAATGAATAGTAGTGAGACGGTAACGGATGAAGGAAACACAAACACAGATCCACCTCGTACGACTGTCGGGGAGTATATGACCAATAACAGATTATTCTTGGGTGGTTCTAAGACGGAATCTGAGAGGGACTTTGTATGGTTTAGTGATACGCTTGATCCGCAGACGTTTGATAGAAATGCCAATGTAATCAAAGTTCGTTCTGGGGGTGGTGGAAAGATAACAGCTCTTAAGCAGTTTCGTCAGGATGAATTGATCATCTATAAAGAAGATTCTGTTTTTATTCTTTTTACACGTGGAGCTACGCCTTTGACTGATTGGGAGCTTGATGTTGTTGTAGATGATATTGGGTGTAAGGCTGGAAAGACAGTCGCTAATCTTCGTAATGAGCAGATCTTCTTAGATAATAACGGTGATGTAAGGCTTCTTAGTCGTACTGAGTTTGATAAATATCGAAACTCAGTTATTTCTGATCCTATCCGAGATGTTCTTGAGACGATCAATTTAGATCAAATTGATAAAGCTGCTGGTTATTTTCATGACAGTAAATACTTTTTATTCTTCCCTACTGGAACAAGTACAGAGAATGATACTGGAGTTATTTGGGATGCAGTAGCCGCTAAGAAAGCGGGAACACAGTCTGCAGGCTGGACAGTAATATCTCAGAATGCAATGTATCCAAGTTGTTTTACTGAAATGGAATTTTCAGATAATAAGATTGCATTGCTTTTTGGGGACAATCGAGACATTTCGTTAGTGCATCGATTATTGGATGGAAAAACAGATGATGGGTTTCCAATTGAAATGGTGTTTCGAGGACCATTACATACAGTTGATTTTGTAAGAGATGCAGTATTTGGTCCTGCCCATTTGGTTGCAGATTCTTCAGATTCTACGTCTATTACAGTCAGGGGTAGTTTAAACGCTACAACCTATACAGATGTTGGAGAAATGACAGTGGACAGTGCTGAAGGCGTAGATCTTCCTGTAAATCTTCCTGTTAATTTTTCTGGTGGTGCTGGTAAGTCTACAAAATTCATACACACAAAACAGCTTGGAAGAGCTAAATCTTTTAGTCTTGAGGTCGAACACTCTGAATACAACAAGAGTGTTACTTTAAATGAATATTCATTATTCGCAAAACAAATTGGGTAGGAGGTGATTTAGATGGGTACTGTAGCAATTACAACATTAACAACCAACCAGACAAATGTGAACGCTACTCAGTTTAATAATCTGGTTGTTCCTCTTTTGAATGAGTTCAATGGTTCTATTGACAATACAAACGTAGCAGCTGCTGCAGGGATTGCTTATTCTAAATTAAGTCTTGCAGGATCTGTAGTAAATGCAGATATTAGCTCAAGTGCTGCTATTGCATTTGATAAATTAGCTACACTTACTGGTGGGAATATCTTGGTAGGAAACGCATCTAATGAAGCCACATCAGTTGCTATGAGTGGAGATGCAACTCTGAGCAATACAGGAGCTCTTACCATAGCTAACGATGCTGTAGAAACGGCTATGATTAATGATGATGCGGTTACTGCCGCAAAGCTTGCAGGTATTGTTGGGGTGCCTTCTACTTATCATGTTGAGGCGACAGCGAAGGATACAACGACAAGTACAAGTTATACTGATTTAAATAGTATGTCGATCACATTTACACCATCCAGTGCAAGCAATCCTATTTTGATCATGTTTAGTTGCACTTGTGATAATAACAATGCTGGATCAAGGTGTGATGTTATTCTTGATATTAGCGGAGCTCCTGGAAATATTGCATCAACAGAAAGACGTTCAACAGCTCCTGCTAGCGGCCTTGATACAACGGCAGCTTTTCAGTATTACACAACATTGGCAGCGGCTTCTACTACAGTTAAAGTGCAGTTTAAAGCGTCTGCTAATACAGCTGGTGTAGAAGCACTAGCATTAACGATTATAGAATTTAAGCAAAACTAATGGTAAAAGTTCTTCGGACTAGAAAAGGGTATGTGAAAGCTTTTCTAGAGTATGTGGTTCTCGACCAAGATGGAAATATTAATGACAATGGGAAATATTTGTACATCAATGACATGTGGATTCATAAAAAGCATCGCAGACAAAAGTTAATGAAAATCTTGATCTCAGAACTTTTTCAGAAGTTTTATGGTAAAATAGAAACGATTTATTGGGTAAGACATAAATACGATGAACGTATGACAAAATTTCATATTTCAAGATTCCAAAAATATTATGAGGAGGTAACGAATGGGAAGCAAGCAGCCATCAGCGCCGCCACCGCCTAGTCCGGCGGAAACGACACGGCAATCAATCCAGGCTCAGGTTGAGTCTTTGCCTGAGATTCTTGAGGCGCAACGTGAGTTTGCTCCTCAGTTCACTCAAGAAGAGTTGGATCTTCTTCGTGATTTTGGAGGTCAGTTCCTTCAAGAGCAGTTAGAGTTAGAAAAAGAATTTGCGCCACAAATCACGCAGCTTACAAGAGAACAACAAGAAATTCTGGCTCCAGAACGTATTGCTGGACAAGAGGCTTTGGAGGAATTCTTAACTCGTGAAGATGTTCTCACAG